TTGAGGTTGTGGAGCCTTTAAGTGGCTACCAGTCTCACGGTTGTACTTTGCACGACCTTTAGCGGTCAGACCAGCACCCTTTGACTCAGGAAGCTTTTCACCCCTACCAATGGCAAGAGAGACGCCACCTTTTTTCATTTTGGCCGTTTTAGCAGACTGCTCAAATGCTTCAGCAGTTGGCGCACCTTTGCTACCAGGTTTGCGCATGTGTTCGACAGGTAATCCTTTAGCTTTTTCATTGGCTATCCTCATCTGTTTTTTGTGAATATTGGCATAGAGTCCATTTTTCATAGGTCACCAGCAAGAGTTAGTTTTCTTTACTTTACCGCCAGACTTTTTAGGGTTTGTCGGATACTTCTTTAGCATAGCTTTTACAACTTGCTCATGCGTCATGCCTTTATATTCAGGACGTGGCTTGTTGGCAACTGCACGCATAGCCGCGGCATCACTTTCATTGACATCATATTTATTTGGTGGAATACGACGTGCAAAGTTGTAAGACTTGGCTTCTGACAATTCAGTAGGACTGTCATACTTGCGTGGGTCTTCAGACATGCGTCCACCAATAGCTTTCTTAGCCGCGTTCTTGGTTGCATACGCAATTGCCACGGCTTGCTTCTGAGGTTTGCCTGCGTGAATCTCAGCCTCAATGTTGTGCTTGAAGGCTTTGTCAGATTTTGATTTGATCAATGGCATGATTAACCTCCTGGCACGGTAACGTTGGTATTATTTTGTATCAAAACACCACCAATGTTTATGCTAACTACTGCGGCAGTTGCGGCACTGCTTGCAACTTGGAATCTAAGGTCGGTTCCGCCAACATAAGGAAATGGAAAATGTCTTTGCACTTCATATGAAGTGTTGTACGGAGTTTGAACAATAACTCTTTGCACACCACTTGAAGAATTTGTTAATGCTCTATAGGTTGTGTAGTTAGCAGTGTTGCCGTTAAAAGATGAATACGCACCGTATCTGTAACCGTAAAAAGTATATCCATTAGGTACGGTATACACAGCCATTTGCGATGTGCCTATACTGGTAGTCACTCCGTTAACAACTTGTGTATTTATCTGCGCGTAGACGGTGCTACTTACAGACAATGTAATCACACCTGTCGGATTGGTTGCTGAGCCAACAGATACCGATATGTTGTTAATACGAAAATATGAGTTAACTGTTGGAACATTAGTTGTCCCATTAAGCACCAAATTTTCAGAAATTAAGTTGTAACTGGCATCTGTACCAGTAATTGTGATTGTGGCAGTATCTCCTGCAACAGTACTTACCAAATTCATCGTAGACGCAGATGTAGGAAACACATAGTCGGTTGTCCCCATGTTTTCCCAAACTGTTCTAAATAATCCTGCCGTGGCTGGCGTAGTCCCGTAAGCAAAAATGTTTGCTGTACTGTGACCCAAAATCTGATTGCGAGACACTTGTAATTCAAATGGCTCATACGCGCCTGCTCGTGTTACTGAAGCAACGATTCCATTACTCATGATTTATCCTTAAAGAAGTGGGAGCCGTAGCCCCCACTTAGTTTACGCTCTTCCGCCTCGTTTGCGAGGTGTTACCGTCACAGATTTCTCAGTTTTTGTAACACTACCTGCTGGCGCTGGCTTGTTAGTAAAGTAATCCCGAACCTTCTGATAACCCTCTTTCATCATGCTCAAAGGATTCAGAGCTTCTTCAAGCTCACGACTCGCTTTGTCTGTGACTACTTTCGGATCACCAGATGGTGTTACAGAAGATCCGCTTTCATACTTTTTTACATTGCCACCTTTTTTAAAGGTACCAGATTGCAAGCTATTAGCCACGGGACGGCTGACAAAGTGCTTAGGCATTTTTACTGCCTTACCACTGTCAACTACGTTACCGCCCGTGGCGTAGTGCTTTTTTGCGGCATGGCCTCCATGCTTAAAGCCACCAGCATTGGACTCGTTTACTTGACCAGTCTTGCGGTTTTGCACACCAGGCACAGAGGTATCAGCAGGACGATTCTCATAATCGCCACTTGCATTCATACCTTTTTCGGTTGCGGCAGGAATTGCTCCGCCTGTTGCTTTGTGGTGCATCTTGTGAGCTTTACCACCATGCTTAAAGCCACCAGCGTTGGACTCTTTGATACCACCTGTACCATGTGCTTTATCGCGTTTAGCGCTATGCATTTCGGTATCTAGATAGTCATGTTCATTGCCCTCAATGGTGCCATGCATCTTGCTTTTGCCCATGTTTTTCTTTTCATGAGTATCAGCAGGAATGTCGCCACCAGTTGACTTGTGATGCATCTTATGAGCGTGACCGCCATGCTTATAGCCTGCGGGTTTGCCTTCTTTGATCTCACCAGTTCTATGAGCTTTGTCGTGCTTTTGACCATCAACAACCATGGTTTTCTCGAATTTCTTCGCGTTACCTTTGATAGTTGTACGAGTCTCAGCCTTATCAATAGCACCGCCTTCAGCGTATTTTCCACCCATGCACATAGCTTTGTGATGCTTGAGCATCTTGTGATCATGTGCTGAACCGCCTGCTTTGCACTTTTCTTCATAATGATCACACATAGCCTTGTGATGCTTCATAGAGCCTTCTGGGTGACCAGACATCTTATGAACTTTTCCGCCACCCTTGAGTCCATGATGTGCTTTACTAGCTTTCATGGCTTCGTGGTGCTTCAGTTCTTTCTCGACTTTGTGCAACTCAGCCTCGACATTGCCACCTTTTTTGTACATCATGGGGTTCATCGCTTTGCGACGAGCCATCATTGATGGACGCATAGGTGCAGAACCCATAGGAGCGGCCATGCCCATAGTGGAAGGAATGTTTACAGCACTTCCCATGGCTTTGTGCATAGGCTTGTGACCGTGCTCTTCGTGCTCTTTATGAGACTTGTGATGCACATTTCCACCTTTTTTGAGCTTCAGAATAACTGAAGGCTCATCGGTCATCATTTTGACCATTGGTTTGAATTGACCCATAATGCCCTCCTATTAGGCTTGAGTTACGCCAAGAGCACCAGTGCGAGTTGCATTGGGGCCGACAGCAATTGCAGGCAAAGCAATGGTCATTACCAAACGCTTCACGCCATCAGAGGCAGTAGAAGGTTTGTATGTTCCGCGAACGTCACCAGTTTGGTTAGTTGCTGGATTGGTCATGTCGGCAACAGTAAATGTGCCAGCATCTTGAGCCAATGTGTTGTTCCAACCAACTTTCACTACGTAACCAGCGTCAATACAACGAACAGGCAATCCCAAAACGTCAGTAGTACCAATAGTTACTGCGGTTGCAGAACCATCAATCGTTGCACTGGCAATTTGATAGAAAGCCTTAAGGCCTGACTTAGCAGTACCAGCAGTAGCAACTGTGATCTTTTCAGTCATAGCTTGACCAAAATAATCGTAACCACTGATAGTAATTGAACGAGCAGTTGTAGAAGTGTTGATCTGCAATGCACGGGGTGTGTTCAACTGGATCACAGTTTGACCGTAAGCATTAACAATAGACTTAGTTGAAGTGCCTGCTGTCAATGTCACTGAACCTGCACCTGATGCAGTTTGTGATGCGGCTATGTTTGCAGTTTGCAATGTTTGTGGCACGCAATCCCAAATATAAACGCGACCCAACGGGCCAACACCTAAATCCATTGGAGATGGATCACCAAGATTACCGTCACCAGACAATGTCAGGGTGGTGCTTGACACAGTTTGCGAGTTGTTAACTGTGTAAGTACCAGTACCACCGTAACCGCTAACAAAAGCAGTAATGTATGTACCCGCAGTTACACCACTTCCACCCACAAATTGTCCTAGTTGAATTACTTCACCAGACAACATAGAGGTAACAGTTAACGTTGTAGTAGAAATAGAACCCGTGATTACGGCTTCAGTTTGGCTAAGACCAGTACCCATGTAGGTCTGTGCTGGTCCTAAAAATAAATCATCACTAAATTGAGGCATTTTTTGCTCCTTGTGGCTTGAACCACTCAGGGTTTAAAAAAAAGGGCTGGCTTTTTAGACCAGCCCTAGGATTACGCTTTAGACACCAGCCGTGCCGTAGGCACAACGTGGATCAGTAAAGCCGACGTCATAACGCTCAGTAGCCTTATAACGCATTGAGTCAGTCTCGAAATCACCTTCCATGGTTTTCTCAAGATGACGACGCATTAACAACTTGAAGCCTTCTGGAGCATCAGTCTGCACCCACCATGCGGTAGATGAAGTCAAACGCGACAGAACTGCGGCACCCTCATCCAACAAGCCAATAGACTTGACGGGGTTGATGTCGTTGTTTGCGTTACCAGTACGTAACACGCTCTTCAACAACACTTCAGCTTGGAAGATGTTGCCAGGTGCCACGATCAATTGACGTGGTACCAAACGGATACGCTTACCGTTGTTATCAACAGCTTGACGGATCTGGATCAGCATTTGCTCCAGTGACGTTTGCGACAAGTTGGCTGATGTAGCCAATTGGTTGCTGAACGTACCGTTCACGATTGGGTGAGCAGTGTTGATCAAAGAAACGCCATCGCCACCTGGGTAGGCAGAGTTGAACGCTGTGTTTAACACGTTAGCAGACAACAACTCTTTGGTTTCCACCAAAGACTGTGCCAAGTGACGTGCATAAACTTGA